TACACATCAACGAGCTTCGCCGCTCGCTCGATATCTCACGCATCGACCGCTCGCCTGTTGACATCGACTGCTGGAAGGCATCCGACGGTTCCATCATCCACTACCGCGGATGGCTCGTCACCTCCTCCAACTGGCGCGATGGCACACACCGGCTTCGTAACCCCGTCAACAACCAGGTGCGCAAGGTGCGCGACATTTTCATCTTCAGATACAATAATCACCCAATATACTTATAGCAAATGGACGACAAAAACATAGACATTACCTTCGCCACCATGGGCGATGTGATGAGCTATCAGGCATACAACCCGACAGGCGGTTTCGTAGAGTCCTCTGGCATCTTCGACGATGACGGCATCACTGGCACAATGACCGTCAAGGCGAGTGATGGCAAAGACTACACCTATATCCCGTTCGGCGCAGGCAACCTCCTACCATACCAGCTCATCAAAAGCATCGGAGAGAGCAGCGTGATGGCACAAAACAAACTTTTCAATGTGCTCACCTGCTACGGCATGGGATTCCAATACTACGACATCAAGACCAAGCTACCAAGCGATGATAAGGATGTCAACCTCTTCAAGATGCACAATTCTCTGAGCCGCTTCTTCCTGGAGCAAATCACCGACATGAAGTATTTCTTCTTCTGTGTCTCGGCTATCATCCTCAACAAGAAGGGTGACCGCATCGTGGCAGTCCGACACAAGGAGGCTTGCTACTGCAGATTCACACAGAGCAAAAACGGTCGCTCCGAATACGTGCTTTATGCCAATTGGCGCAATGCGCTGGAGCCTGAGAATGTAGAGGCTATCCCATTGCTCGACGAACTCGATCCGCTTGGTGATCTGCAGGAGCGCATGGGGCTGAAGGGACAGAGCGGACAGGTGAAGTCACGACAAGGCGGCAATGGTCCCCGCACCAAGGCGCGTGTGTTTGCCATCGTGACACGTTTCCCTACTGCCGGATGTCAATACTATCCAGTTCCCTACTACAGTGCTATCTTCAGAGATAAATGGTATGATATCTCCCGGCTCATCGCCATCGGCAAGATGTCGAAGCTCAGAAATCATGCCGCTATCCCCTACCTCGTGGAAATCCACAACGACTATTGGCGCGGCATCTTCAAGGAGGAGCACATCACCAATCAAGAAGATCAGAAGAAGCGCAAACTCCAGGAAAAAGAAAAAATCAAGTCCTTCATCTCTGGCATCGAGAACAGCGGCAAGCTGTGGGTGGCGGGATATTACACTACCCCAGACGGCAAGGAGGTCAACATGGTCAAGATCACTCGCATCGACACCTCCAAGGACGGAGGCGACTACAGCGACGACATCGCCGAGAGCAACAATATGCAATGCTATGCCGACAATATTCATCCTAACCTCGTGGGTGCCACTCCTGGCAAGAGTCAGACCAACAACTCAGGATCCGACAAGCGAGAGCTCTTCACGCTCAAGCAGTCGATAGAGAAAGCCTTCCATGATCTCATGGAGACTGTTCACTGGGTCGTCATCTATTTCAACCACTGGGAGGATAAGGTTTATCCAGATGTACCACTCATCATGCTCACCACCCTTGACGAGAACAAGGATGCCAAGAAAGTTTCAAACAACCCAAACTCAAAGCAAGAAGATGATCAAAATAACAGCTGACCAATTTGAGCAGCTCTTGCCATTCGTGAGAGCCGCTTCCGAGGATGTCTTCAACAAGATTGAGCCATCCTTCGAGCAGACATACAACGACCTCGTGGCAGATGTCGTCAATACCGACCATGAGAGCGAGGCGACCCAGGAGGGATCGCCCCTGCTGCGCCACGTCACAGGCTATGTGATACTCGCCACCTTCCTCGACCGTCTGCACTCACAAGACATCATCATGACAGACAACGGCTTCGGGGTGGTGAGCAACGACAACATCGCACCTGCCTCACAAGCTCGTGTCGATGCCTTGGAGCATGAGTTGACCTACAGCCGAGACATGGCAAGGCGCAACATCATCAACGAGCTTCGCCGTGCCGAAGGATGGGCGGATACAGAGCAAGCCCTTGACAACATACGGTCTTTCTTCTGGTCTCCCTTCATCCTGCGCAGATACTACTTCGCAGACCGCAAGCTCACGTTCGATGACCTCGCAACCTTCAGACCAAGCATCAGTTCCGCCGAGAATTTCCTTCGCAAGCAGCTCTCCGATGACTTGATAGACCAGATGCTGAGCGAGGAGCGCAAGGCAGCGTTCGCACCCAACCATCGACGTGCCAAGCTCAAAATGCTCGATTTCATCGCATTGTTCCTGCCAAAGAACGGTGAACTCATCGACAAAAGAGATGCCCATGGCTCCTTCGAGAGTCTTCTTCGCTTCATAGAAGACCACCTCGATGACTTCGCCCTATACAGAGACTCAACCGCCTATAAGGCCAACCACATGCAAAGTTATGAAAACAAAACTGATGACACAACCTTCTTCTTTGCTGGCTGACGGCAGCCTGCAACTCCACGCGCCCCACTCTTGGAGTGAACTCACCCAAGAGCAGCTACGCTATGTCCTGACACTCCTTACCCAAGGGTGGACGGAATACCAGATGCGCACCTACCTCTTCGCACGGTTCTGTGGCATCAAGGTACTCAA